GTAGTTGCTATGAACTTAGCTCACTCTAACGTGTCTGCAACTTTAACGGATTATTTTGCGGCTGACTACATTGACAAACTAGATGAGTTAAAGATTAACATTGACGAAAGACAAGTAGTAGCACAAAACGCGGCTTATGCTTTGGGCAGAAAAACTGACCAAATCGTAATTGATGTTTTGGACGCTGGTACTTCAATAGCGGCAAACGTTAACTCATCTGCAACAGGAATGACACTAATTAAAGCTAAAAATATGCAAGCTTTATTTGGTACTAATGATGTTCCTGATGATGGTCAAAGATACTGGGCAGTAGGCCCAACTCAATGGGGTGACCTAATGAGTGTTGACCAATTCTCTCGTGCCGAATACGTTGGTACGGAAAACTTACCATTTACTAATGGTGAATCTACTGCAAAAAGATGGATGGGCTTCTTATGGTTTGTTCATTCTGGTTTAAGCACTTCAGGTTCAAATAGAAAAACTTTAGCATGGCACAAATCCTCTACTGGTCTAGGTATTGGACAAGATGTTAAAACTGAAGTTAACTATATCCCTGAAAAAGTGTCAAACCTTGTTACTTCTTCTCTTTCTATGGGAGCTGTAGCTATTGACGGTGACGCTATTAGGGTTCAACTTTGTACTGAATAGGAAAGGAGATTAATTATGGCTTATTCAACTGATAACCCAGTAAAAAAGATTTCCCAAATGGGAGATAGTAATGCTCTTTGGTACTATACAGACGGAGACGCTATCGGCACTATTGATGATGCTGATTACTTTTTAGCAGATTATGGAATACTAACTGCTGGAGATATTATTTTTGTAAATAGTGGTGGCTCAAATGGAGTTGTAGATATTCTTATAGTATCTGCTTCTTCAAGCTCAACTGTAACAACAGTAATACTTGCTTAAATGTAACTAGGGGGGCTTTTGCCCCCCAAGTTTAAATTATTATGGCAACAACTAAAGTAGATATATGTTCAACAGCCCTTGTAATGATAGGGGCAAATACTATTACATCTTTTTCAGATGACAGCACCGAAGCCAATGTGTGCAATACGGTTTACGAAGATATTTTAAAATCTGCATTAACTCGTCATAGATGGCGATTTGCTACTGAACAAAAACAATTAAGTTTATTAACAGCAGAACCAACAGGCAGATATGCGTATGCGTATCAATTACCAACACAACCTGAATTACTGCAATTAATTACTCTCACAGTAAATGATATTGTTATTCCATATGAAAGATATGGCGATAAAGTTTTTTTAGATAACTACGGCAGTACATCTACTGTAATTTGCGATTATATTTACAGAGCTGATGAAGGAGAATTTCCTCCTCATTTTATTTTAGCTCTTGAATATACATTAGCGAGTTTATTTGCTGGGTCTATTGCTAGAGATTCAGGAATGATTAAACAATTTTCTGATATGGCTGAACGACAATATTTAATAGCTAAAAATGTTGATTCGGCAGAAAGAACAACTAAACAATTAGATCAATCACGTTTCATAAATTTAAGACAATCTACGAGGTAAAATGGCTAGAACACTAAGAACCGTTCTATCTAATTTTAGTGGTGGAGAGATTAATCCTTTACTTAGATCAAGAACAGACGCTAAAGCTTATTTTAATAGTGCTCAAACTTTACGAAATTGGTATATGCTTGACAGTGGTGGTCTTATGCGTAGACAAGGTACTGAATATAAAGCAACACTACCAGCAGAATCAAGATTACTTCCATTTGTATTTTCAGATGATGAAGTAGCAATATTTGCACTGTCTAACAATCGGTTAGATGTTTATTCCAGTGCAGGAGCTGTCATCCAAAGCAATATTACGTCAAATTGTAATTGGACGACAGCTCAACTTTTTGAATTAAATCTTGCTCAATTTGCTGACACTGTTTTTATTACACATAGAAATAATCCTATACGAAAAATTACTAGAACAAGTGCTACAACTTTTACTGTTAGTGATTTTACTTGGGCTTCTCATAGTTCAGGATATCCAAGATATAAACCTTATTATAAATATGAGGACGCAGGAGTGACATTAACACCTGCCGCAACGTCAGGTTCAAGTGTTAATATAACAGCTTCTAGTGCTATATTTGATTCTGACTCAAATTGGGAAGATAAAACTATTCGTATTGGTGGCAAAGAAGTAGATATTGTTTCACGAACAAGCACTACAGTTGTTGTAGGAAATATTCGAGAAACTTTAGCTGGTACAAGTGCTGAATCTGATTGGGATGAAGAACTTATTTCTTCGCATAGAGGATACCCTCAAGCAATTACATTTCACGATAACAGATTATGGATAGCTGGTGTTAAATCAAAACCATCTTCTGTTAATGCAAGTCATGTAGGTGATTATTTTAATTTTAGCGTTGGTACAGGTTTATCAAGTGAAGGTATTGATGTTGCTATTGGTGGTGACCAAGTTAACGAAATACGTCATTTATATTCTGGTTCTAATCTTCAAATATTCACTGATAGTGGCGAGTACATAATACCAACTTCGTCAGATACTTCTGCTATTACTCCGAGCAACATAGTATTTAGACGTCAGACTCCTTATGGTTGTTCTCGTACTCGCCCAATCCTTTTTGATGGAGCTTCTATTTTTACACAAAAAAATGGTAAAGCTGTAAGAGAATTTATTTATTCTGATAGTGAGGCAGGATATGTTTCTACAAATATATCAGTATTAGCTAATCATTTAATAGATAGTCCAAAAGATATAGCTATGTTAAGTGGTTCATCTACACGCCCTGAACAATTTGCTATATTTACTAATTCAGGTTCTACGCATAATGGTAAACTAGCTGTATTTCATTCAATACGTGATGAAGATATAGCTGGATGGACATTATGGAGTACAAGAACTGGCGATACTTTTCATAGTGTGACAAGTGCCAACGAACATTTATTTTGTGTTGGAAAAAGATCGTTAAACGGAAGTACTGTTTATACGTTAGAAAAGTTTGCCGAAGATGATTCAGTAAGTCTTGATTGCTCCACCACTTCCACGCTATCCCAACGTGGAACTCCTCTCGTCAAAGGTGCTTCCCAATCAGGACTTACGCTTATTATTGATGGGTTAACATCTAATCCGCAAATACAAGAAGAATTTACTATTGCTGGTGTAACAGGCACGTACAGAATTACGGCTGTTACTAATAATGGTAGTGGAACATATACATTAACACTTAATACTACTTTGGCTTCCTCCCCAGCAGATAATGCCTCTATTACGTTTACTAAAGGATTTTTGCATACGGTAAATGGTATTTATACCAATGAATCAGTCAATGCAGTCTATGGTAATTCGTCTTTAGGGGCTTTTACTGTTTCAGGAACAGATACGTTAACATTTACAGTAGACCCACAACCAACAGGGGTAAGAGTTGGTTTTAATTATACTCCTGAACTTGAAACAATGCCAGTAGACGCTGAAACAGAATCAGGCCCTTTAACAGGATTGCCACGAAGAATAGTGCGTTGCATAATTGATGTAGCTGATACATTAGATGTATCACTGAAGTCACCAAATACGGCTTCGGCACATGAATTAGTAATATTACAAAGTGGATTTAGTGTGGGTAGTGATTTAGCAAAACAAAATGGCAAAAAAGAATTTTACTTTTTGGGATATGATAAATCCCCAACAGTAACAGTAACACAAAATGACCCCTTACCTTTAAAAGTTTTAGGTATGGCGTTGGAGGTGCAATTTAGTTAATGGCTATTGACCCTGTTACTGCTGGTTTAATATTAAAAGGTATTGGTACTGGTTTAAGTTTTTATTCTTCAAATAAACAAGCCAAACAATCATTACAAGAATTACATCAGAATAAACTACTAGCTCAATTAAGAGCTGTTTCTAATACTAATGATATTATGACAATGACAACAGAAATGTTGCGAGATAATGAAACAATGGCTTCAACTGCTGGTTATTATGCTAGTGATAGTGCTTCTTTTAGAGCTATTCAAGCTCGTGTATCAGAAAATGAAGCAAGAGATTTAGCTAATGTTGATATGCAAAAAAATATTGCTGTAGATTCAATTAATCAATCAATCAGTAATTTAAAAACACAAATGACATTAGATAGAATCCAATTAGCTGTTGACGCAGGTTCTATGTGGTATTCGCACAGCAATTACATGAAAGATAAAAAGTTAGAAGAAATTTATAGACAAAAAGAAAAACAATATCAGGCAAACATATTAAAAAATCAAAAAGAAACATTAGATGCTATAAGAAAACGAAATAAATTATTAAACAAAACTTTTGCTCTTAATGATTGGAATAGAAAAAAATTATTACGAAGAACATACGGTAATATTAAATTTGAAAAAAAGGTTAGATATTAATGGCATTAAATAGAGGAAAACAATATACAGAAACGCCTAGTGGTTCAGCAATAAGAGTTAATGTTCCTGATTACAATGTTTTTGGTTCGGCAATTTCAGTGTTTGATGAAAAAGCAAAGATGGACGCAAGACGTGAGGAATTAAATTTTCAAAGAGAAAACATTAATGCCCAGCGAGATCAAGCATATAAAGACGCAGAAATTAAAACAGCAGAAAATAAACAAAAATTAATTCTTCAAGAAGAAGAAGATAAACAAAAAGCTTTTGAAGATGACATGAAAGCTCATCAAGATTTAATGGAAGAACAAGCAAAAGCAAAAGCTGATAGACAAAAATCAATTAATGAAATTAGTTCCATGAAACACTCTAACGCTTTAACGCAATTTGTGTTTGATTTAGAACAAGAATTTCCAAATAATCCTGAAAAAATTTCTGAGGGTATTAATGAATATTATAACAAAATAATAAACGACCCTGAAAATGTTTGGCTAAAAGATGGAAAAGCATTTTATAAATTTGAAGAAAAATATTTATCATTATATAGAAGTGCAGTAGGTGAAGCGTCTAAAAATTTAGACACTTTTATAGAAAATAGCCAATGGGATGAATTAAATAGTTTTGCCGCAAAATTAAATACACAAATGGCTATTAATATTTCACGTATAGAAAGTGAAGCAGATTTACCTCAATTTTTAGAAACTATTACTGCTGATACACATTCTTTACAAAATCACATTAATGAATTTGCTTCTACTTGGGGTTTTAAATTAAATAAAAATCAAACTGATTTTAATAAAATTATGTATGATTTTATTTCAAATAGAGATACGTTATTTACAAGTCATATTATAAATAAATTTGTTTTAGGTGATCAACCAACAGAACAAAATATTTCAATGGCTAAGGCTATTTTAGAGCATATTAAGCAAAATAAATTACCAAAAGCATTTCAAGGCGACCCTGTTCACCCCAATACGCCGTATAGCAAAAAAGGAGCTATAAATATATTAAACATGATTTCTGATTTTACTAACTCAACTAAAGCTGGAACAATAGATAATTATGAACAAGCAGATAGAAATACAATTATAGATAATATTTCTACTAGTATTGAAAATGCTGAAAAAGATTACAAAGATAGATTAAAACGAGAACAATTAGCATGGTTAAGTAATGTTGAAGAAACAACAGATAGATTTTTAAGCAAAGATTCTAGAGAATGGGTAGGTAGTTTAAATTCTGCTATTGTGTCAGAAGAACAATTAAATAAAATTATTTTAAAACAAGAAGGTGAATTTTTAGTTCCTGATGAACAAAAAATAAAAAAAATATTAAAACTACAACAAAGTAAAATAGATTTAGGTAATCTTGTTGGTGATGTCTACAAAGGAGATATGACAAGAGCTGATATTACTAATCGTCTTGCTGGTATAGATTTACAATCACTAGGGTATCAAGATGGTGATGTAAATTCTGTTTATCAAATAGCTATTGAACAAGCATTTGGCGGTGAAGGATTTGACCCAGTAAATTTATTTTCTAACGTAATGAAAGACGGTGCATTTATAACTGACGCTAATATGGAGCAAGGAATAAACATGATGAAAAAGTTTAATTACTGGCATCCAACATTAACAAAAGTATTAGATCAATTTGTTAATAGTGAATTTGAAAATGAAAAAGACGCTGAATTTTTAGTCGCTTTTGCTCATGTTAAAAACAGAGTGTTAGGTACAAATGACGCTTCAACTTTACCAGAAAATTATTCACAAGCATTAGATGAAGTATTAGAAGATTATAAAATTACTAAAAGTTATTCTCAAGCAGTAACTAAATGGAGAGATAAATTAAATGATAAATATTCTGATGTAAGAAAAATTAATGAAAGTGTAGATGATTGGTGGACAACAAAAAGTAATTTTACTGGTTTTACAGGTAAAGAAAAAACAAAAATAGATTTTGAATCAGAATTATACAAAGCAATAAAAAGAGAAGATATTACTCATGCAAGATATTGGGTAGATTTATTTACATGGGGTTCATGGGAAAATACAGACTTAGATAACATTGTTAAAAACAAAAATAACATGGGTTATATTGCAGATATATTTAACTTTATATCTCCTTATAATATTACAAATGAAGATGATGTTAATTTTACTATAAGTGAATCTGCTTCTGATTGGATACAGCATTACGTTAAAGATAAAATGCCTGATTATTTAAAAGGAGTAAGAGACCCTGATGAAAGTGATATGCAAAGAGCTTATAATGCGGCTTTTAAAGATGGTATTAAAGCTATGTCTAATAATAATCGTTTTAAATTTAGTACATTATTATATGACCCAGCAACACCATATGGTTTTGTATTAACAGAAAATGCTCCTGAATCTTTAATAATGGATGGAGCTTTAGCTAGTGACCCTAGGAGAATATTAACTAATGCAACAGCATTTGTAGGACAAATGATGTTTCGAGAAGATGATCAAAATGAATTAGCTTTTTCTGTTTTTGGTAAAACAGCAGAATACACAAGTATAGAAGAAAAAAATGAGTTGTTTAGAGATTTTATGGGATTGGCTGAAAATGGTAGAATAAAATTATTACCAGTACAAGATCAAAAAGATTTAACCAATCCAGCATATCATATTATGTTAGATGTAGATGGTGATGGAACATTTACTGTTTTTACACAAAATGGACAAGAAGTAGAGTGGACACCTAATACGCAATATACAGATTCACCTTTTGGTTTAACACACGATCAAGTGGCTCAAAAATGGGCAACAGATTTAATAGATGGTAAAACAGGAATAGGTAGTTATAATTTAGAAGGTATAGCTAAAAGTGCTGGTGTTGATATAAATAATTTAAGTGGAGAAGATAGAGCTGATATGATTAAAATTTTAACAAGGATGATTTCTTCTGATTCTACTTTTAGAGATATTTTTGCTGGAATATTATTTTCTAATGATGATGTTGCTGGTGGTGATTCTAATATTGATACATTATCTGAATTTCATAGTAAGGCAGTTTTAGAGTTTGATGATTATAGAAAGTCAGTTAATGATGAGGTTAACTATACTTTTGATACTGACCAAGAAGCTTTTGTGTTTGGTCATAAATCTAAATACGAACAAAATTTATTTGAAATGGAAGAAGGATTAACCAAAGTAGAGGTTCAAAAAGAAAATACAGCTATTGCAACAAAAACTTATGATGAAATATATTCATTGGAAAAAAGCAATATTATTATTCCTCCAAAATATAAATTTATTGTAACTGATATAATAGAAGCACTTCCTAATAAATGGCAAGAATTAGTTGGCGAAGGTACTCGTTTCCATGACGCTATGATGAATGAAGATTACCTTGACGCTGGAGATGAATTATTAAACATGAAATCATTCTTCAATGAAGAAGGTCAATTACAGCGATTAAATGATCTTATTAATTATTGGGGTATGTCATTCAATAAACCATAATGACTATTAATGCAGTAGACAGACCTCCTGAAGTTCCAGTAGGTAAAAAAGTTGAAAGAGATTTAACTAAAGAAAAAGAAGTTATAAAAAAAGTTAAAAATCAATTAACGTTTGACCAATCAGAAAGACCTGATGGTGTATTTGATCAATATAAAGAAAAATACACATTTGATGACCAAGAATTAGAAGCTGGGGCAATAGCTGAAGATCAAGTTCCTGAAATAGAACCTATTCCTGTAGTTCAACAAAATACTGTTCCTGATGAATCTATGGGGCAAGATCAAGTAAAAACATTTGCTGATAAATTAGAAAAAGAAGCTTGGTGGAATATGGACGCTTATGAAAATAAGTTTCCTACTTTTCAAGATTCTTCTCCTAGTTGGAATTGGAGACAAGAATCATTTTTTGATTCTAATGAATATCAAAATTTTAAACATGGATTTATGAATGAAAATCTTATTGGAATTTTATTAGGAGGAGGGAGAGATTACCATAATAATTTTCCTATTGACCCAACATATAATGTTTTTGAAGATCAAGCATACAATAAAATAATAGATCAAAATTGGAATTATTTTAAACATTCTACAAGTCAAAAACAAACACAACATTTAGTTAATCAATTTTACAAAGATCAACAAATGTATCAAAAACCATATTGGCAAGTATTTGGTGCTGTTGCTGGTGGTTTTACTGACCCAACAGCGTTGTTTTTATTTTCTCGTTTTGCAAAACCTTTGTGGCAAACTGGTAGATTTAACAGAATTAAAAAAACTACAATGCTTTTAGCTCCTGAAGAAATGATTAAACAAGTAGCTTCTGAAAACAGAAAGCTTAGTCACGGAGCTATGATACTAGGAGCTAACGCAGTATTTCAATTAATTTTACCAGCTTTTAAAGGCAAAATGTCTTTAAAAGATAAAGAAGCTCTTAAAAATATGTTTCATCAGTTAGATTTACAAGATGAGTTAGATATTTTAGCTAAATCTAAAGGCAAAAAAATTAAAGTTAAGTTTGTAGATGATACTGGTAAATGGCGTAAACCTAATGGCGAAGTTGTTACAACAAAAAAGTTTGATGTAATTCATCCTACATGGGGTCAAAGAGCTGTTAGTTCTGTCCTTACTAAAGATGGTTTAGTTATTAAAATTAATAAAAAATTATTAAAAAAACAATTTAAAGAAAAGGCGTGGACTAGATGGGGTATGCCTAAAAATAAATTTAAAACTGAAGATGATTATAAAGAATTTATAGTAGCTACTGAAATAACTGAAAAACATATGCCTCGAAAAACAGGAGAGTCTTTAATTGATTTCGAAAAAAGAGTTATTGAAAAAGCAAGTAAGAAAAAGAATATAACTTTAAGTAAAAACAATTCTGAAGAATATGTAAATAATAGAATATCTTATTTAGAACAAATGGAAGGTGAACAGTTTGTACCTACATGGCTTGGCAAATTAGGTGAAAAATCAGACTGGAATCCTATTCAACGTGCAGTCAATAGAGGTAATTTAATGGCTATTCGTTTTGTTGATACTATTATTAAATCACCTTTAATTAAAATTAAAAATACTATGGGTATAAGTTCACCTGCTTCTTTAGAACAATGGATGAAAGCTGATACGTATTATCTTGGTACAGCGATGGAAGAAATAGGTAGACTTTTTAAAAATTACAAAAAATCATTAAAAGTATCTGGTGGTACAGCTATTAGCAGAAAAGAATTTCATTTACGTATTTCTAAAGGATTAGTTAATCCAAAATATAAAGACCCTATCCCTGAAATTGTTGAAGCTACTCAAAAAGTAAAATCATATTACAAAACAATGGGTCAAAAAATTAAAGAATCAAATCCAGCTTTAGGTACACAAGAAATGTTGGTAGCTGAATTAAAATCTCAATACCAAGCTTTTATTAAAAGTGGTAAAAAAATGTGGACTCGAAAAAGAGTCTATCAAGATGGAACTGTAAAAACAGTACGTTTTCAAAAAGATCAATTTAAAAAAATGATTGATGAAGAAGTACAATATTTAGAAGCTTTAAAAAAGAATCCATTACGAAATAATTATTTAAACAGAGCTATTAATAGAGAAAAAATACAAGCTAATATTCCAGCATGGAGAGATTTTGCTATGAAAAGTTTAGCAAGAACTATGCCAGAATTATCAGAAGAAGCACGTTTAGTTATAGTTAAAAGTTATGAAAATAAAAGACCGTGGACGCAATTTAAAAAAGGACGTACAGGAGTAAAACACGAAGATGAAATTTTAGATAATTATTTATTCCATCCTTCAGGAATGAGTGGCAATTTAAAAAGACGTAAACTTAAAATTGACCAAGAAGAATGGATGAACGCTGGGTATTTTCATGGTGACGCATTATTTCTTATGCAACTTTATCATAAAAGCGTTTTACCTGATATTTATTTAACCTCTATGTTTGGAACACCTAATGCTATGGGTGGTGCTTATTTGCGAAGTCAAGGTTATAAAGCTGGATTAAAAGATATTGAAGCTGATTATATAAATAAATGGAATAAAGCTAAAACTAAAAAAGAAAAAGACGCTATTCAAAAAGAAATGAATGAAGCGTTAGAAGATTTAGAAGCTGTTAGAGATTTATTTAAAGGTACATACGGCGTATCAGATGACCCTACATCTTTTTATAGCAAAGGTATTTCTATGTTAAAGTTATTTAATGCTATGACTTCATTACAAGGAGGATTAGCTAGTATTGTTGATCTCGGTCGTTCGGTATTTGCTAATGGCATGCAAAGAAGTTTACAAACTACATGGGAATCATTTACAAAAAATATGACAAAAAATATTTATGCTATGACAAAACAAGAAGGTCGTTTGGCAGGTGAATTATTTGAAATGCAATTAAACACTCGTGCTATGATATTTAATGATCTTAACCAATTTTACGATACTGGTTCTAAAATTCATGCAGGAATGAATAAAATGGCTGGAGCTTTTTTCTTAGTTAATTTGATGACGCCGTGGAACCAAATGATCAAAACCCACCAAACTTTAATGATTACAACTCGCATTTTAGAAGAATGTGAAAATTGGATTGCAGGTACAATTACTCAAGCTAATAAAAACAAACTTACACAAGCTGGTATAGATTTAGATACAGCTAGATTAATTATGCAAGAATATGTAGAATTTGGTACTGGTGCTGGAGCAGTAAATACACAAAATTTAAAACATGCAAGATTAGCTAATAGTCACGAATGGATAAATAAAGGAGTTGCTAAACGTTTCCAATTAGCCGTACAAAACGATATTAACATTGGAATTATAACACCAAGTTTGGGTGACACCCCTTTATGGATGTCAACACAACTTGGTGGAGTATTAGCACAATTTAAAAAGTTTTCTATGGGTATGACAAATCGTATGTTGGTACGTGGCTTTCAAGAAAAAGACGCAAACTTTTTTGGCAGTGTTGTAATGATGGTTGCTCTTGGAGGAATTATTGACGCAATACGTACCCATCAAATGGGTGGTGACTATTCACAAAAATCATATGTTGGTAGAATTAATGACGCTTTTGAACGTAGTGGAGTAGGTGGAATATTTATGGATATAAACAATTCAGGTCAACGAATATTATTTGATGACATGGGTGGTAAACTTGGTGGTCTTTTCGGCCCAACAGGTTCTAATGTTGATAAATTTATGGGATTTGCCACAGCAGATGGAAGTGATGAAATGGCTTCCAATGTGCGTAGATTAATTCCGTTTCAAAACATATGGTATCTTGATTCTTTATTTGATCGATTAGAACAAGGTATGCAATAATGTCTATAACAATATCTGATACTACACCTAGAGTACAGTATACAGCTACATCAAGCCAAACTACGTTTTCCGTTCCTTTTGAGTTTTTTAATAATGCCGATTTGGTTGTAGTTAAAACAGCTAGTGGTACAGATACAACATTATCTTTTAATGCGTCACCTTCTTCAGCAACACAATATTCAGTAAGTGGTGCTGGTGTATCAGGTGGTGGTTCTATTACTCTTGGTGGGGGTGCTACTGCTGGTCATATATATACAATTTATCGTGACTTAGCGATTGCTCGTAGTACTGACTTTTCAGCGTCAGGCTCATTTCCAGTAGAAACACTTAATACAGAATTAGATAAAATTGTGGCTATGTCACAACAACTTGAAAGAGATTTAAAATTTTCACCTAGAGCGGCGGCTACTACTTCTAATACTTATGATTTAACTTTTCCTAATCTTGTAGCAAATAAAATTTTATCCGTTAATTCTTCTGGTAATGCTTTAGAGTTTAGTCAAACTACAACAGATGTATCAACTGTAGCTGGAATTGCTTCAGATGTCACAACAGTATCAGGCATAGCTAGTAATGTGACAACGGTAGCTGGAATTGCTTCTAATGTCACAGCAGTAGCAAATGATTCGGCTGACATAGGTGCTGTAGCTGGAAAAGCTACAGAGATTGGATTATTAGGAACAAGTGACGCTGTAGCTGATATGGCAATACTTGGTACTACAGATGTTGTAGCTGATATGGCTCTATTAGGAACATCAGCTAATGTGACAGCTATGGGTCATCTTGGTACTTCTGCCAATGTGACAGCTATGGGATTACTCGGTACTTCGGCAGTTGTAACTGACATGGATTTATTAGGTACATCTGCAAATGTAACTGCTATGGGGCATTTAGGTACTTCGGCAAATGTAACCGCTATGGGATTACTTGGAACAAGTGCGGCTGTTGCTGATATGGCTTTATTAGGAGATTCTGATGTTATTGCCGATATGGCTCTACTTGCAGATTCAGATGTAATAGCAGACATGAATACACTTGCAACTTCGGACATTGTAAGTGATCTTAATACACTTGCAACTTCAGATATCGTGACTGATATGAATTTACTGGCAACAAGTGCCAATGTAACAAATATGGCAACTTTAGGAGCTAGTGGTGTTGTATCAAATATTGCTACTGTTGCTGGGTCAATTTCTAATGTTAATACTGTTTCATCAAATATTAGTGGAGTAAATAGTTTTGCTGATAGATATAGAGTAGGGTCAAGTGACCCAAGTTCTAGTCTTGACGCTGGTGATCTCAGTTTTAATACAAGTTCTAACGTTCTTAAATATTATGATGGTTCGTCTTGGCAGACCATAACTGCTGACACAGATGTTAAAACTAAGGTTAGTTCTAACGATACTACTGCTGGTTTTCTAAATGGTAAACTTGTTGCTGGTGATAATGTGACTTTTACAGAAGGCAACGATGGTGGTAATGAAACTCTAACAATCGCAAGTGTAGACAATAGTGTAAGCATGGCGATTGCCCTCGGATAGAAAGGAGAATATGGCAAACACATTTAAAACTGTAACTTTTGCGGCAGAACCAGCTTCGGCTGGAACACCTTATGTAATGTATACTGTAGCTGGTAGCACAACTTCTGTTATTCTTGGTTTACGTCTTACTAATATCCATACTACTTCTATATCTGTTGAAGTAGAATTAGTTAGTGATACTGCAAACCGAAATGGTGCAAACAATGTAGCTAATGGTACTGCGTTTCTAGCTAAAGATGTTGTTATCCCAGCAAAAAGTTCACTTGAAATTTTAGCTGGTAGCAAAATTGTAATGGAAACAACTGATGTATTACAAATTGATTGTTCGGTAGCTGACAAAATATCTGGTGCATTATCTGTAATGGAGATTACTTAAGAGTGACCTACATTGGACAACAACCAGCTACTACTTTTGATAGTGGGATTCAGGATAGATTTACTGGACTAA